CGTCAGCCAACTCGCACTTGATGCGGTGGTTCCATTGTTCTTTGTTCTGTTTCATTTTAACCCCAAGGTTGCTAGTCATTCACAACACATAGTGCTAGCAATTATTTTAATCAAGTGCAAAAATTTGCTAGCAAGGGTATTGCAAAGTTGCTAGCAAGCTTCTATGTGTAATGGATAGACACAAACAAAGGGACGAAAAAATGTTTACTAGATTTGCAATTGAAGTTACCAAAACCACATTAATCAAAGGCCATGACGAATTTCTTACTGAAATTGGATATTTTGCTGGCACATACGTTACTATGAATGGTCGCATTAAGATTACGGATACTGTCAGAAAAACTTTTTCTACCGAAAATGAAGCACAAGATCGCATAAAAACATTGCCAGCGGCGTTTAGAACTGAAAAATCTATTAGCACTTTTAGTATGGGCGTAAGAGCTATTGAGTACACTCACGCCAATCAGAACGGCTACAGCGATACAACGCCGTTTGAGATCGTGCGTGTTGTCTCAGACAAAACAATTGAACTTCGCTCTATGACAACTGAACGCGCAGCCGATTGGAAGCCAGAGTTTGTTGCTGGTGGATTTGCTGGGCATTGCACTAACAATGGTGACCAGCGCAATGCTTGGGTCATCAAGTCAGATGCAGATGGCTACAATGTTCGCGCCCGTCTACAGAAAGATGGGTCTTGGAAAAGCAGCCACGGGCGTCACAGCCTGCACACTGCGCCGATCATGCACCACGACTATAACTTCTAACCAAAGGGGGGGCTTCGGCTCCCCACAACCCACTTGGAGAAACAAAATGTCTATTAAAATACTGCAAGGAAACTGCTTGGAAACTTTATCTTCTCTGGAAGAAAAGTCTGTAAACACTTGTGTGACTTCACCACCTTACTGGGGTCTACGAGACTACGGTAATGGTGATCAACTTGGGCAAGAAGAAACGCCAGAGAAGTTTGTCGAAAACTTGGTGAATGTGTTTCGTGAAGTCAAGAGGGTTCTGCGTGACGATGGGACGGTCTGGCTAAACCTTGGTGATAGTTACTGTGGCACTGGTCACAAAGGTGATCATACAGATCCAAAACATAAAGATGGCCGTAATGGTCAAAAAGTTGCACTCAATAATAAAATCAAAGGATTCAAACCTAAAGATCTAATTGGCATTCCTTGGCGTGTTGCTTTTGCACTGCAAGCAGATGGTTGGTATCTTCGCCAAGACATCATATGGAGCAAGCCAAACCCAATGCCAGAAATGGTAAAAGACAGATGCACAAAAGCACATGAGTATATTTTCCTGCTTAGTAAGTTAGCAAAATATTATTACAATAATGAAGCCATAAAAGAGGATGCAAAGCGCCCAAATAAAAAACAAACATTTGGAGGCAAAAAAGCAAGAGAAAACATAATAGAAAAAGGAGATCCAAGGTTTAGAAATGGGCATGAGCAATGGGGTAGAGAAATAATTACGACAACTGAAAGAAACAAAAGATCTGTATGGTCTATTCCTACGGCATCTTATTCTGTAGCACACTTCGCTACCTATCCTCCAGAGCTTATCAAGCCATGCATTCTGGCTGGATGTCCAGAAGGTGGCACAGTCCTAGACCCATTTGGAGGGTCAGGCACAACAGCACAAGTTGCCAGCAATCTTAATCGCAATGCCATTCTGTGTGAACTAAACCCAGAATATGTTGATATTGCAAAAGGTCGTTTGCATGACAGTCTGGGAATGTTTTTAGATATGACTGTAGAAATACCAATGAAAGGAACAATGTAAATGAAGAAATTTATTGATTGCCCAGAATGTGACGGCAATGGAACGCAAGAGCAGGAGGTATACGTTAAGCAAGGCTTTACCAACGACTACGGCTTTCCAGACTCTGAAATTACCGAATGCCGTAACTGCGCAGGCAGTGGGCAGATTGAGCCTTTGGAGAATGATGAATGACACTAACACCGGCAGACACTGCAATCCTAGAATACTTGCGCAGACAGGTAGATAGGTTGCAGGATGAACGATATAGGCAAGACGTTAGGCCGAGCATTGCAAATGAACTTCATATTGCCCAGCGTGATCTCAAAAAGTTTACATCTAATTTAAGAAAAAAAGGATACCACATATAATGGTCAAGGTAGTTGACGTTGAAATCTCTTTGGATAATTTTAAGCGCGCGTTTAATCGTACACCTACTCAGGAAGAGATCGGCATGATGATGCGGCTGAAGGCGCGCAACCATGAGAAGCAACCCTTTAGAGGAAATATGCACGCATCAATGAACCGGCGAAATGAGTTCCAAAAGGTTGCTCAAGACTCGGCAAGGGAAAGACCTCTTAAAGATAATGTTATTATAACAAAGCAAGTGTGGTCAATTAATTGCTTGCTGGGTAATGGTTTGAACAAAGACCAAATCATTGATGCGTTGCTTTTGACAGAGCAAATGTATGACAGGGCTTTAGCTCGTTACAATCTCCCGAGGAAGGGACTAACCAAAAGGTTCAAGCATGAAAAGAGATCAAGTATTATCTGAGGCAGCGCGCATTATCAGCGGTAGTCGTCACGATGACTACGGCCCAGCTTCCGACAGCTTTAAAAAGATTGGTGATCTGTGGAGCGCGTACCTTGGAGATCGTACAATAACATCACTGGATGTTTCCAACATGATGATCCTCAATAAGGTTTCACGCACTCTAACGTCACCTGAGAAGGCAGACACATACACCGACATCTGCGGTTACGCCGCACTGTGCTGTGAAATTATGACAGAGAAAGAAAAGAGCAATGGATAAAATAGAGCTAGCTGGACTGATCGGCTGCATGATCGGCTTCGTTTGTGGAGCCGGTCTTATGGCAGTAGTCGGAATAATATTTTAGTGATCGTGTGGGTGGCCGTTGATGTCAAGTCGTTTGGCGCAGTCTGGTAGCAACGCAACCAATCAAACAGCCGCCATTCCCGTGGCAAAGCGTATTTTCTTAGATGAAACCACCCACTCGAAAATTATATCACCGAATTAAAATGCTGCAACTATTTTTTCTTCTTGTTCATCATCGATGTCTTGGCGCTGTCCTTAAAGTCTTTTGATGTCGGCGCACCAGCCGATCCAGCCTTGCGCATTTTCTCTCCGCTACCAGAAGCAATGCGCTTCTTCTTTGCGTGGATGTTCGCATATAATCCTTGTTTAGCCATCTACTATCTCCAATGCTTTTTCTAAAGTTTCTGTGTTTCGGCGTGACCAGCCTTTACCATAAATTTTGTAGTCTTTCAATTTGCGGTAAAACGCTTCGCGGCCATCATAGTATTTGTGTAAAACGTCTATTGGATCATGGTCATAAACGGACGCCACCGTTTTTGGCCCTATCGACCCGTCAGCTTTTGCAGATACTGCGCGTTGCAGAATCTTCGCTGCTTGACGCGGCCCAGCATTAACACAAAGATCTGAACAGCTTAGGTCTACCCCAGAAGGAAGATCGTCAGCTTTAATAGCATCCCAATAGTTCTTTTTGTATAGCGGCTTTACATCATCAACCGTCAGCTCACGCATCACATTTTTAGGCGCTGGCTTTCCGGTATACTTTGCCCAATTCCAAGAGGTAACGCCGAGCATTGTACTGCCTTCGTTTCCGTAACCATCGCCTTGAGAGTTACCCTTGTCGCGCTGATCGTCAGTAAAATTTCCTTCGTGTTTAATCAGCATTTTAAAAAACGGTTCCCAGTTCTTTTTCATTTGCCTGCTCCCATAAATTTATTAACACTGCGTTGCCCAAACCAGAAGGCAATGATGGCACTAAACAATGCTTGCGTTTCAGAGTCAAACATTAGAGGAACTGCGTCTTGCCAATCGTTGCCAGCTTCCATTGCCTTTAATAGTATGACCGCTTTGACGGCCAAGAATAAAGCAAAAAAAGCATAAGTAATGACAGGCCGGACAGATGCGGATAAGCCTGCTGCAAATCCGCTACGAGGGTTAGCATATCCATAGAGCGCCTTTGTTTCTGCGATCTCCGCCTGCTTATCCAGTTTCTGAATGTCGTGGATAACGCCTAAGCTTGCGAGTTCGCCTTGCAGTTTAAGTTCTTCAATTCGGTTTTTGTGATCCTGTTTCTTTTGAAAGAACCCCAGCACTTGCGGCAGGAACGATGTTCCAAACCCCAGCGCGCTACCTAGTAGAGCTATCATTCTTAGCCTCCATTGCGTTAAATCCAAAGTAACCTACAACGACACCAGAAGCCGCGACCACATACACGGCAGCAATATCAGCAATCAGGTTAGAAGCAGCGTCAAGGCCCAGCGCAGAGGCACCCACAAT